TGCCCATCCGGGTCTGCTATCTGCAACAGTAATGATAGTAGTGCTATCTTCAAAGTGTTCATTGACAATAGGTAATTTGTCTATGTTCTCACGTTCAACAGAGAAACCAACACCAGTGCCACACATAAGAATATACATACACTCATCAAAACTACGTGGACTATCTACAGGTATGTAGCTACAGTTATAACCACCTACATGACATCTGTCTAATGCAGGACCTGATGTCATCAAAGCTCTCATACTAGGCATAACACCGAGAGACATTATTTGATCTGTAATTTTTTCTTTTAGAGCTTTTGTTATATTATAACTATATTTAGTATTTAAATGCTTACTCATGTAATCCATATACCTATCTACGGTTTCGCTCCAATTCTCTCTTCTTTGTTCGTCATCTTTCCATCTTGCATAGCGAGAGAGTGCTATGAAGTTTTGGTAGTCTGTGGGTAAATAATTTTTTAACATCTATGTCTCCTCTGTTACTGTTTTTATTGTTTTTATTTTTAAACCATCTACTTCATGCACCATATCAATAAAGTAGTCTTCTATTTCTTGTCCAACCATACCATCTGAGGGAATAGGATATTCCTCTTCATCAACAGTTAATGATAAGATCATTTTAACTCTTACCATTATAAACCTCAATTAATTTCTTTAGATACCATTCTGCTTTCTTGAGGTCTTCAACACCATTTTTGTATCTATATCTCCATATGTATTTAATTATGTTACCTTGCAAGTAATAATCAAATCCGGGTGTTAGCATAGCCTCTATTGCATCAATAGTTTCAATGCCTGCCTTATTGTAGTGTGCAGGATGATTTACCATATCCTGTTCTTCTTTATTTTTGCCTGATAGATATTTCACTGTTTGCTCCTTTGATTTTTCTTCTACTTCTTTAAGTTTCTTTTTCATATACTCCAAGTGTCTCATTACTTTTTGTCCTTGTTAAAATCCAATCTTATTATGTTTCCTTCTGTGTGTACTTTAGGTTTAGATTTTTCTTTTACAAACTCTTCTGCCTCATTTATAAAACTTTCTAATCTAGCTGTTAAGTTAGGATCTTGTTCCATTAGAGCTACAGTAGATGCAACTAATTGAGATAGATGTAATAAACTTTCTTTGCTTTCTTTATCAAGACTACTGTGTTCAGAGGCTATGATATTAACTTCTAATTCTCCAGTCCAATAGCTTTTATCACATTTAGGATTTAGTTCTATAAAACATGAGTTTGGGTTTCTTCTGTCTAACATAAATTATCTCCTTATCTTTGTACCTGAAAATTTAATAAAGTTCAAGTGTTTATTTTTACCTTTTTCTTTTAGCCAATCTTCGGGTATAATTCTGTCATAATATCTAAAATCATGTTTTATACACCATTCTGCATAGCTAGTTTTTGCTCCTTTACTAAGTTTACTTCTACTGTTTGTGAATACAAATCTTATATCTAATTTTGGATGTTGTTTTTTTATACACAAATGTTTTTTTCTATCTGACGCTAAGAATCTACCTTTAGTCTCTATTATTATGCCATTGTTAAGAATAAAGTCAGGGGTATAGGTGCGATAGGTTAAATCTTCCCACTCTATCTTAATAGCTTCATAATCAAATTTATGCTTTAACTTTTTAAGATAAAGTGAGATAGCGTGTTCTAATCCACTTCTATACCCATGCTTTATAGCATCTCTTCTAACTCTATGAGGAGACATTATCAACAAAATCTATATAAGAAACAATCTTAGGTGTCTGTGCCTTTGACATAACGGCAGGTTTATCAGTTAGATTCCAACAATCATATCTGTAATCACAAAACTTGCAGTTAGTGTTTAGCACTTTATTACCTGTAGGTTTACCTCTAAAAGTTTCTTCTTCAGGCTCAAAACACCTTTCAAATTTATTGTTACTTATAGTAGTAACTGTATCCTCAATCTTAGCTATCTCTTCTTTTAAATTTAACCCTTCTGCTGGTATGTACTTAAAATGACCATTAGCTTTATTGATTACCCACCAACCACCAACTTTTTTGTTAGCTGCTTTTGCATAACCTGCTAGTTGACCAACATACCCAAAACCATCTCCATCTTTGACAGTTTCAAATGATTCAAATTTATTTCTATAAGACCAATCAGATGCTGACTTAACATCATCAACTGCTCCATCAATAACTAAGTCATAAGAACCTGACACCTCTGCATCTTTACATTTAAGTGTAACAGTATCAGACTCTTCATATTTTACTTTGGCAGCTTTTAATATACCCTTGAAAACTGCCTCAACTATATCTCCTAACATCATGTTCATCATAAAGTTATTTGATCTAGGTAAAGCAGTTTCAGGTTTATTCTTTTCATACCAAAGTTGACAAGTAGGTCTGCCGACATTTGACATACGTAGGGTAAAGTCTTTTCTCTTAACCTTACCACCAAACTGACGTTGCAATGCATCTTTTATGTCATCGGCTACTTGGTTAATAATCTCATCTGACATAGTAGATTTACCATTGACTGCATCAGTCATGTATTGGTGCAACTTCAGTTCAGCGATATGGTTCATTAGTTATTACTCTCAATATCAATGAATGACTCTACAGTTTCCATCTCTTCTTCAGAAACAGGATTCTGTCTAGACTCCACCTTTTCTTCCCACTCCTTACAGATGTAGTCGTTGAAGTTTTTTATCCAATCAACAAAGTCTCCAAATAACTTTTGATCTTCATCTGTCACATCAAAAGATTCTGAGAAATCTACCTCTGCAAGAGGAGTGTAGAAGTAACTTCCATTAGGTAACTGATTTGCTTTAGTTCCATTTAAATGAATCATATGCTGAATAGGCAACCTAGATTTCTTAACATACTCATTGAACTGATCTCCAATAGTTTTAAAAGCATCTTTGTTATCTATTTCCCAAATAAATGGTAAATCAGAAAGCTCTGCAGGTTGTCCTTTTTCATCTACAGGATTATCTAAAGTCACTACACCAAATACAACACGAACACGTTTTATTTGTCTTATCAAATCCTGCATATCAGGTGCAAGAGACTTAAAGTCCTCTATGTAACCTGATGGTTTGCCACAATTAAATCTGCCTGTATTATCTTTCAAATCACTGTTAAGATTATCAGACATGATTGTTCTGTGGAACATACCTTTAGGTTCGCCAGCTTTTGCATTTAGATTTGCAATATATCTTCTTAGCATAAATCTTTGCATAAAAGGGCGAATGCTTATACTCTTTGCATAAAAATACTTAGAGCTATTTTCTTCTACCAACTCTAGTCTGTATGCTCCACCTTCTATAACCTCAACATTAGCAGTTTTACCATTGACTTCTGCTTGACCCATAATTGGTGAATGCCATATTCTTAGTCTATTTAAGTTTCCAGACTTCTTTGGCTTTGCAGTAACTTCCCCAGCTATTCCCATAGCTTTAGCTAAGTCTGCATAGCTATCTTTACTTATATTAATTAATTCATTCATAAATTTCTCCTTTCAATAAGTGCTTAGTTATATCACGCAACATCTTTAGTGTCAAGCCAGTTATAACCTATTTTTGCCTCTAATAGTAATGGTACATTAAACTCTATTTTAAACTCTTTTTCTATTAAAGATATCATATTATCATTTGTTATTTTTATAACTTCTAGTATCTCCTTTTCTTCATTTGGGTGTACATCTACAACTATAGAATCATGCACACTATTCACTACACAAGATTGATAAGGCTCTAGTTTTTTCTCTATGTACATAAGAACTAAAGGAACAATATCAGCAGTAGCAAATGATTGTACAGGATAATTCTTTATCTGTGTAAAGTTAGTTATCTTGCCTGACATTAATCTGTGAACATCTGGGAATGCAAACTGTCTACCTGAAGGTGTAGTTATCTTTCCTGTAGCTAGAGCTTCTTTAGCCAATCGGGTGTGCCATGACTTGATTCCTTTGTACTTTTCTGTGAAGTGCTCATAGTAGGCGGCTTCAGCTTTACTTCTCCCAAACCCAGTCGCACCATATAACGGTGCAAACGTGTGTGCTTTAGCCTCTTGCCTAGTTGTCGGCTGACCAGCATTACTGATAACTTTAGACGTATATGCATGTACATCAAATCCAGTTGATACTTCGTCAATTGCCACTTTATCTTGAGATAAAAATGCCGCAGCCCTAAATTCCAATTGTGCAAAATCTGCCTCCAATATCTTTCCCCCATCCCAACGTGATACAAATACCTTCTTTACAGGAAACGTGCCACCTCTAGGCATATTCTGCATGTTAGGATCTGCACCACTAAATCTGCCTGTTGAAGTTCTATGTTGTAGTAATCTAACATGAAGCTTACCATCAGGTTTGACATATGTTTTTATGCCTTGCACAAAGGATGATAGGTAGGTATCCAATGCAGACAATCTCTGTAGATCAGATAAAAAGTTAAGTGCCTCTGTCATATTTAATTTCTTAGCAGTATCTTGTAATACATCAAGAAACTTTTTATTGACACTAAAACCATTAGCACTTACCCACTTTGCTGATGGAGCAGAGAACTTTAATCCAGCTATTTTCGTGCTATTATTAAGAGTGTAGCCGCTACCAAGACAAGTATTACACTTGGGTTGCTTAACATAAGGTTTTCCATCTTTTCTTACCTTTCTTTGATTTCCTAATCCAAAACAATCTTGACACTTTACTGCAATAGTTTTGTACAAAACATCAGATGTCTGTTTAACTGTTTCTTTGTAATCTAGTGTCTTCATGTATGAATCAAAGTTATGTGTCCAAGTAGTTTTATCTTTAGGCTTTCTGCTATAGATAACCCAAGACATTTGCTCTGGACTATTTAAATTAATAGGTGTATCACCCATTAACTGCTTAACTTGCAAGTTTAGACGTTTTTCTATTTCTAGCTTTTCTCTTTCAAACTCTACTCTTACCTCCTCTAATTTAGTTAAATCTACTGCAAAACCTTTTTGATATATTTTAGCTAATGTCAAAGCAACTTTGTTAGTCAATACTACTGTATCCATTAACTTAGCATACTCAACTGTATTTAACTTTTTATATATCTCATCTGATAATTGTTGTGTTGCATGTAAATCTGCTGACAAGTATTCTGATAACTCTTCTCTTGGTATATCTGCAACAGAATATCCTTTATTAAAATATTCTTTTAGCGTGTCTTGTTTTTGTGTGGCTAACTCATATCTCTCTGCACATGCCTCAAGAGACAAAGCTTTCTTTACACCACATTGTAATACATATTCTCCTAGCATAGTATCAAACACTGGACCATCATATTTAAAACCACATTCCCATATCCACATTAGATCGTGTACTATGTTATGTCCTATGAGTATAGTTGCTTGGTCTAAGAGTTCTTGCACTCCATCAAAATTGTCTCTAAATAAATATTGCTTTCCTGTATCTGTCAAACAACCAATCATTACTAATTCATTTTCAGTTTCAAAAGGGTCTAGGTGTAACTTACCATCTCTAGTAGTAACGGTATTTTCTACGTCAAGTGTTAATTTCATCCATTTTCTCCTTATGTTTTTCTAAGTATATAACTGCTCTTTTTACTTTTGTCAAGTCATCCTTAAAACCACCTAGTCCTGTATTACAATGATGACATATCCAACCCCTAAATGTTTCAGTGTGGTGACAGTGATCTAACACCCACTTAGATAATTTAACTTGTCCGTATTGACTTATTTCTTTTATATCACGTTCACAGATAGGACAACAATAATCTTCACTTGGATATGGATTTTCCTTACGTAACTTTTTTAAAGTTGCAAAGTGTCCTTTCATACAAGACTGACAAGTTCTTTTTACTTCCCCAGAGAACACAACATAAAAATTAGTTACAGGTTGCTCAACCTTACACTTTATACACACATAGCTTTCTTGTGGTGTATTCTTAGGCTTAACATAACCAAATAAATCAGGGTACTCATTCATGCCTCGTACCTTCCAACTTGGTAATTAAGCTGACAAGTGATTACCCCATGCCAACCAGACAATTTATTCTTGACAATATTTAAGTGTCTCTGCAAATCCTCTTCATCCCCATCTTCTTGCTTTGGTGGATTCTTAGCTATCAATATCATCAAGTCTGCCTCTGCGGCTTTACCAGTTCGTGATCCTTCCATCATAGATTGATTGAGTAATATCTTACCCTCTGCATCAGCAGATAACTGAGACATATAAAAGATAGCACATTCATGTTGCTTTGCAATCATACGAGCATGAACTGCGTTAGCTTTTAATGCCTCATCTGTCCTTGCAAAACCACCAGTCCTAGCAAACTTATCGCCCATATCTAATAGAACGACATCAGGTTTGTATGACTTGCATACACTCTCTACCCAAGACATGTCACGACCAGTCGCATCTTTTATCTTTATCTTGTCTTTGACAGGTGCATACAAATCTCTAGCTCTACTAGGATTCTCCTTTATCTGTTTCATAGTCATACCTGTAGATGCAGTTAAGTATCTAGCACCAACCCTATGACTACCCTCTTCATTACACAAGACAATGCAGTTAGCACCTTGATGTGCAAAACCTCCGGGAGATGCAATCATACTTGCATGAAAAGATGTTTTACCTGTATTTGGTCTAGCACCTACCTCAATCAAGTGTCCAGCATTTATACCCTCAAGTTGTCTTGTCAATGCAGGTATATTGAAATTCCAACGAGCCTCAAGATCATTCTTAGCTAATAGTGATTCAATATCCAAGTCATCCCACTCCACATTTAAATCAGGTGTAAAGTCATCATTATATTGCTCCAACAATATACGCAGAGGCTCTAAGCTTGTCTTAGTACCATTGACATAATCAAATCCTAGATTAGCTATATCCTCTCCAACAACTTGTTGAAACAACTTAGACAACACCTCTTGTGCAACATCAGCACCTAAAGGTTTTTCATTCTTTATAGATTTGAATAGAGCTAAGTATGCTTGTTTCTGTGCAGTAGACATAGACGGATTGCTTGATATAAATAAAGCCTCAATCTCATCTGGTGTAACTGTACGTTCATACCTATCCATAGCCAAGTCTATTGCTTGTTTTATTTTTCTAGCATCTTTGCTAAACAATCTATCTGGACATCTAGCTCCACGATGCTCTTTGTAGAACTCTTTATCCATTAGACTTCTTAATAGTGAATTTTCCATATATTACTCCTTTGGGGTTAAATTATATAAGTTGTAAATATCTTCCTCATTTCTATACTTCAAATCATCTTGAAGTCTGAGGACACGTATGTTGGGAACGTATCCACGTAACTCCTTTGCAAACTGAAGTATCTTTGGCAATGCATCAGGATCTAACGCAATGAT